TTACAGCGCAGGAAGAATCAGATAAATATACTTCTTCCCACTCTGATTGAGCATATTCTTTTTGCCATCCGGCGTACTGCTGCCGCTTTGCAGTACGGTAAATCCTCCGCTTGTGATGCTGACCCCTTTGCTGCATCCCTGCGGGGCCATCACCGCCGAAAAGATGTGGTTTTCTCCCAGAGTAGTGACTGCATAATGCAGCCCTTCCCCGACCATAAACACAAACCCGAAACCAATCGGTTGTGCCACCGAAATGGTACGCTTTGTTGTCCCGTCGCCGGTGTAGCTCCCGATGAGATACCCCGGATTTTCCAACCGTTCCCTCTGCTGTTCGGTCAGATGCAGCTGCGACTGGATGTGCTGCTGTATCTTCTCATCAAGCAGCCGATTGTCCGCATTAAAATCCTCCATTTTGGGTTTGTCGCTCCCGACAAACTGATTGAGTCCCAGATAATTGGTCTTGTTACTGCTGGACATCCTGTCCCTCCTCTTCTTTTTCTTTCCATTGCTGCAATCCCATCATCTCCAGCTGTGACCAGCTCTTGTCCATTGCATCCAGCTGTGACCAGCTTTTCCCCAGCTGCTCGAACTGAGAAAAATCCAAGCCACCCGTCACAAATTCCGCCTCCAAATGGGCAGGCATCAGCGAATAAAATGCCTGCTTTGCCTCATCCAGACTCAGGTTGCTGTCAGCTATCTCATTTGCCTGGACCACCAGTGTCCCTGTTCCCGGTCTATCTTGGACGACTGCCCGGATTCCTGCCGCATCCAGCGCCTTTTCCAGTCCTGCCCGGTTAAAATCGCTGGGAGCTATGCTCATCCTGCTGGCTGCGATCTCTCTGCGTCTTTCCAGCGGGATATTCGGATTGATGGGGATTCCCAGCATCCGCTCAAACTGCTCCAGCCGCTGCCGGCTGCAAGAGGAAATCAGCGCATCTGCGCAAACTCTGCCGACCTGCTGCCGGAAAGGCTCCAGCACCGACAGATAGCTTTCCAGTTCCGCTCGAACCATCGACCCTGCTTCCAACCGGTAAAGCCGGAGCGAACGCATCCGCTCATAGATTCTTTTTCTGCAATCCACCCAATCCACCTCTTCTACTGTTTTGCCATGCGGCTGATCTTACAGTCAGACAGAGTAAAGATTTCCCCCGACAGCGGGTAAAGGTCCTGTGCCGGGAGCTTTACCCTACAATTTTCCACACCCTCGCAGGTAAAAATCTCCCGACAGACCAGCGCCGGAAATAGTCCCTGCCCTATCTTCTGGCGCTCCATCATCCTGCCGACCGCCTGCTGACACAGCGTACTGATGTCCTCAAAGCTGTATCCGTCCTCTACCGCTATCTCGACCTCGATCTGCTGCGGCTTTTCCTTTGCCTTTTCAATCGACAGGTCCACGTTGATTTCCTTGAGCTGACCGATTTCCTCCTGCATCTGCGCGATCAGCGCCTCGTTGACCCCGGCGCCGTGCAGCAGGATTCCCACCGTGTTCACTCCATTCACCCTCGGGATGACCTTGGCGCAGCGCACACCCGGATAGCTCATCGCCCGGTCGTAATAAAACGCCTGATTGGTCCCGTTGCTGACCTGCCGAAAACTGTCCAGCAGCCGTTGGCGCAGCGCTTCGTCCCCTTCGGCATCCTCGCCGGACAAAATCGCCTGCTCATTGTAAACCGCAGCAATCCCCTGCACCGGCGTCACCATGACCGTCAGACTGCCCGCTGCCACATTGCCGCTTTTGCCTGCGGTTTGGCAACGGACGATGCTTTTGACCTGCGTCTGCCCTGCCTGCAAAGTCACCGGCTGCACAGTCACATACCGGATGCTGCCCGACGGCACCGTCAAAAAAATGCCCTGCGGAATCACAATCGGCTCATCCGCCGCAGCCGTCCTGGAGAAGGTCACCTCCCCCTGTGCCGCAACCGCCTTTCTTCGCTGCAATCCCTTCTGCTGTGCGTGCTGTTCGAGCGCCAAACCGGTCGCCGTCTGTGCAAACGCCTGCTTTTTCTCCTCTTCCAACTGCTGATACAGCAGCTCCAGCTGCTCTGCCAAGATGCGAAGGCGAATCCCAATGTCCGACGCTTCATCTGCCGGTATTCCAGTCAGCTCTTCATAACGCTGCTGCATCTTCTGTAAAAAATCCTGTGTCATCTTTGCTCCTTTTAAAAATTCATCCTCCACTCCACGACCGACCGCGCCAGCTGACCGTCCGCAAGGGTACATTCCAGCTCAAACTTTACCAACAGCTCGTCCGCCTGCGTGCCTTGCTTGCACCTGGCTGCAACGACCCGCACCTCCGGCATTTCCAGCAGCGCCTCCTGCGCATATTCCAATGCCAGCTGCTCCCGCTGCGCCGGCGCAGTCCTTCCCAAAGTGTGCAGCAAGCTCCCCAGCTGCGGATTCAGCACAAACTTCCCCTTTGGCACCGTCAGACGTACCATCGCCCGCTGTACCAACTGCTGTGCGCCGTCCACCTCCTGCAAAAAGCCCTGCCCGTTGCGGCTGTGATCCCCGTGCTGCAACAGAAGCTCCATCCCTATCCCTCCTGTTTCCATTCCCTGCCGTTGAGCAGCAGCCGTCCGTCCTTGCACAGTCGGATGCTGGCTCCGCCCGCCGAACGAATCAAAATTTCCCCTTCCTGCAACAGCTCTTCCTCTGCGGAAGGGTCGCTGACCGCACCCAGACAGACCTCTCCGCCCTGAGAACCCAGCACCAGCACCGGTGTCCCCTTCGGCGGCTTTGTGTAAATCCCATACGGTGCGCAGCGCTGCAATCGGCGGTATTCACAGCTGCCGACCACATACTGCTCCCCATGCTTTGCGCTCTCTGCCCGGACCCATCCGCTCTCCTTTTGCTGTGCACTTCTGCCTGTGCCCTTCTTTGCAATCCACATCCGCACCCCTCCTCATTCCAGAATCAGCAGGCTGCGCTCCCTGCCGTCCTCATACTGAAGCTCCTTGCTGATTAAACTTCCTGCACACCCACCCTCTGGAAGCTGCACGCGGACCCGGTCTCCCAGTTGCCAGTCCACCAGTTTCCCCAGCTCCAGCTCCCAGCGGATTCTGCCCTCCATCGACCGGTTCATCCGCCGCTGGGCATCCGCTGTCGGACGCTCCCACTGTGCCGAAGGAATCAGGCAGCGCCTTCTTTGGATGGCAAGTCCCTGTGCCTGCGGGTTTTCGATTCTGGTGCTGTACCTGCCCCATTCGTCCCGCAGCAACACCTGTGAGATCACCTTTTCTCTGCGCACCACCCGGCTCAGGCGCAGCACCGCATCCTGCACACCGACCAGATGGCTTTGCTTCCCCGGCAGCCTTGCACTCACTCTGGACAGATGCACAAACGGCTGCTGTCCCAGCGCCTGGATACAGCCGTCTGAAAAAGCTTCCCACTCGCTGACTCCCTTGCCGACCCGAAAGTAGTTCAACGTCGCTGCTTGCGGCAGGTCGTTTTGAAATCCATAGGGCTTGATGTGTTTTTCAAACAGCTCCTGCAAGGTTACCCGGCTGTACTCCTGCGGGATGGCTTCGTTGTCCATCAGCACCGCTGCATCCGACCGTCCCCAAAGCTCGGTGTGGCATCCGGTCCCGTCAACAAAGGTTTTCTGGCGGTCGCAAAAGCCTCGAAACAGCCTTCTGCCGCCGCTCTGCACCTCGATGCAGGCAATTTCTGCGTCAATTTGTTGCAAGCATCGCACCTTCAGGCTGTCTGCGGGCGTATCTGCCGAACAAACCCACGAGAACAGGGTCATTCCTCCGATTTGCTTGCGGCTGCCGTCAAGCAGTTCCACAAAAACGTTTAGCTCCATCCCTTTGCTTTCCTTTCTTCCACAAACCGGACCCGATACTCCACCAGCTCCTGCCCGCCGACTCCAACCATCTCTACCTCTTCCAGCACCGCCTGCATCGGCTCAAGACCCGCTCCGCTGAGCAGACCTGCGCCCTGTCCAGCCAGCTTCTGCAAAGCGCAAAACTGCTCCAGCGCATCGACTCCAAATAGTTCGCCCTCTCCCTCCACCACCGTCAGTCCGTTTCCCAGCAGCTGCAAATGCTCTCCCACACCGTAGCAGCAGCTTCGACTGACCTTCTGGCAGCGGCTGACCTTCAATCTGGCAGGATTATGGCGAAAAACATATTCCTTAAATCGCAGATTGGTCATCCAGCCATTCCTCCATCCTTGTCTGGTAGCGCCCGGAAAGCCGTTCCAGCTCGTCCGAAATCTCCTGCAACCCCGGTTGCTCCCACACCTGCTCCAC